TTCACGCCGTTGGACATCCGCACCGCCACGATGGAGTCGGTGCCGCGCTCGGCCACGTAGGCGAGATCGTCGCCGTCGTCCGGGCAGACCACGTCCCACGGGTCAGCCAGCCCGCCGGCCAGCACCGTCACCACCGGAGGCACGCCGTGCACGTCAGGCCGGAACTGCGCCCGCAGCAGGCGCCCGCGCTGGCTGTCGGCCACGATGAGCTGCGGCCCGGGTCCGACGTGCGGCTGCTCGAGCTCGACCGGGTTCGGGATCGGCGGCGCGCCCGGGTCGGTCGCCACCGAAGACGGCCGCCAGGAGAAGCCCCACGTCTCGACGATGCCGCGCTCGGCCGCCGGGATGGCCGACCAGTCGCCGACCAGCTCGTAGTCGTCCGCGGTCGGCGGGATGCTGCGCGCGGCCGGCGAGCGGCTGCGGGCGCCCAGGAGCGTCGTGATCTCGCCGTCCGGCGTCACCTTGGCGATGCGGTTGCCCTCGCTGGCGTAGAGCGCCGCGGTCCCATCCGTGCGCACCCGGCCGACCTGGATGTGCGTCACGCCCGACAGCGTGCCGACACCGCGAGGCCCGTCCAGTTGAGCCGCGCCGCCGTAGGCCGCGAGCACCGGGTTGATGAGGTAGTTCTGTTGGTTGCACGAGTGCATGACCCCGCGCGTCACCCGCGGCCGGTAGATGTCGCCGTGCTGCACCGGCACCCACTCTTCGGCGAACAGGTCGCGGCGCATCAGCTTGTCGGAGAACGGCACCGGCCGGCGCGGCTTCAGCGGCGCGGCCTGCGGGTCGAGCTCCATCGGCACCCAGACGTATTGCGTGAACGCGTTGCCGTTGGCGTGCTGCACGTCGTGCGAGCCGAGCCACACCGGCCGCATCGTCGGCGGCGGGTCTCCAGGCTTGCGGACGAAGATCCACGCCGGCACGCACGTCTCCCCGGGCGCCGCGGCCTCGATCATGCGCCATCCGCCAGCCAGGCCGGTGAGCGTCGCGCGGGCCACGGAGCCGGTTGCGCCGACGACCTCGACGCCAGTGTCCACCTGATCCACGAAAACGGCGTAGCGGCCCGAGAACGGCCGCTGCTGGGCACCGTCGAGCGCGCGGAACTCGAAGACCCACGTGTCGCCGTCCACGATCGTCGGGTCCTGCATCCGTTCGTAGGTCGTCGAGTCGCGCAGGTAGGCGCGCGGCACGATCAGCTTCGCCGGGTTCAGCGGCACGGTGACGACCTGGCCGATGCGGGGGTCGGTGGGCGGTGGCGCAGGAGGAGGCGCCGGGGGCTCGGGTGCCGGTGCAGGGGGAGGCGGTGCCGGCGGCGGCGGGGACGGCACCGGAGGCGGGGGAGCCGGCGGCGCGTCGACGAGCTTCTTCAGCGCCGCCACGACATCCATCAGCGCCAGGGCCTGCGCCATCTGCGCGCGGGCGATGGTATCGACGGCTGAGATCTGGGCGCGGATGACCGCGTCCTCGTTGGGGTTCATTCCACCACCTCCAGCCGCTTCACGACGCCGTGATGCTTCGTCGCATACGCTCGCGCCGATTCCTCGTCGCCAAAGTAGCTCTCGTGCCACGTAGCCGCATCGCGCCAGATCACCACCCAGCGACCGCGGGCCAGGTCGGCTAGGGACTCTTCGAGGGTCTTCACCTTCTATTCCCTTCCATTCGACCTTCTATTGCGGCGTCCGGTTGCGCGAAGTCGTCTGACCCCAGTAGTAGCCCACCGCGCCCCCGATCACCGCACTGATGATCGAGCCGGCCAGTCCCGCCCGCACGTCGTCGGACCACGATGCCGTGCCCCACAGCCCGATCAGCGAGCCGACCAGCAGGTACACGAGCGGCACCAGCAGCAGCAGCGCCCAGAAGCTCGGAGACCGCAGGAACTGCCACCAAGGCCCATCCATCGCCACCACCTCAGCGTCGGCCTTGCGCGCGCCTGCGATCCCGCCGCCGCCTGCCTCGTCCAGTTCCAGCCATCGCGCCTCAATCGCCCGCGCAGCCGTGGCCGCGATCACCGGGTCTGCCTTCACCTTCTCAGCCGCATCCTGAGCGTTCACCGCACCGGCCGCGTCCTTGACGATCTCCACCGCCAGCTCGGCGGCCTTCACGTTGCGCTCTGCCACTTCGGAGCCGGAGCCGAACAGCTTCCCCAGCCTCGGGATGGCCTCGATGATGGACGGCAGCACGGCTGCGACGATGGCGGGTAGGGGCATGGTGCGTTTCTCCGGTTCTGGCCGCTCGAACGGCCATTCAAGCGGTTTCTTGATCTGGTTTTGATCGGTACCAGCGAACAGCGCAGCCTCATCCGCCCGCCGCTTCACAAGCCCCGGCAGCACCTTGCCGCCAGCCTGATTCCAGCGCGCGAACTCGGCAGCCGCGCCGGCCTTGTCGCCGTCGTTCAGCTTGCGCAGAAGCGTCGAGCGCGCGAAGGCCCCGGCGCCAATGTTGAACGCCAGCGACACCAGCGCGTCGAACTCGTGCTGCTCAAGCGCGACCTTGACGTGATCGCGCACGGCATCCTCGGCCCAATAGACATCCTCGCGCAGGTAGTCCTCGGCCTGCGCTTCGGTGATCTCTTGGCCGGGTTGCACGCCTTGGGTGTGGCCGTAGCCGATGGTCCACGGCTCGCCGCCCGTGCCGGGGTCTGGATACGCCTTGAGGCGCAGGCCCTCGTGGCGCTTGATGAGCGATAGGCCGGCGTCGGAGAGCTTCACCCCGGCACCTTCAAGTAAGTCTTGATGACGTGCCAAGCCCCCGTGCCGATGGCCGCGATGCCGGCCCACACAAGGCCCGCGAGCGACTTCTCAATGATGGCCTGGTGCACCTTTTCCCTCCGCGCCTCGCGCTCGATTGCCATGCGCACCCAGGCCCGTTCGTCCTCGTCGAGAACGCTGACCTGCATGGCGTCCATCACCGTCTTGCGGATCATCTCCGGCAGGCCAAGTTCCATCTTGTCCAGCCGGTGGTGCGCTTCATCGATGCGCCGATCCGAGGCCGCGCCGAGGTTCGCCATGCCCTCCATCTGGCGCTCGACCGTTTCGAGATCACGCTCGATGCGGTCAATCGGCGTCGGCATGCTCAGAACCCCAGCGCCTTCAACCTAGCATCGGCATCCTCCACCAGCGTGCCGTCAGGGTGACGCAGGTTGCGCAGCGCCTGGCGCAGCTTGTCGGCCTCGGCTGCCATCTCGACCACCTCTTCCTGAGGCGTCAGGGCCCGCAGCACGGCAGCAGACAGCGTGCCGCCTTCAAGTACGCAGCTGATGTTCTCCTGATGCGCCGGCTCGCTAGCGTTGATCTGGTCGACGAAGCCGCGCAGCTCGGACCACGGGAAGGTCGGGCCTTGCAGCGATCCTAGGGGAATGGTCTTGGTGATGGTCATAGCGCTCCTTTACGCAGCTTGGGTGATGCGCAGCGGCAGCCGCCGCCGGTTGTAGTAGGGGTAGTCGACGGCGGACATCTCCGACAGCAAGCCGATGAAGCCGAACCGCTGCTGGGCTGCGGCGTCGGACAGGTCTGGCACGTAGAGCACCTCCTCCGTGAGCCCGGCCACGCGCTGCATCTCGTGCAGGGTGTCGGCCTCGGTGAGGGTGATCGCGTCGAGCACGAACGACACCTCGCGCAGCGTGCGCTGTTGCGTCAGCCACAGAGCGCCGCCCGTCGAGCGTTCGGCACCGCTCGTGCTGATAAGCCGGTCCTGCAGCCCGTAGCTGGCGTTCAGCGTCGGCACCCAGAGGTCGAAGATTGCGAGCCGCGCCGCTTCGATGTAGCCATCAGCGTTGCCGGTGTCGACGATCTCCAGCAGGTCATAGCGCGCCGACAGCGAAGCCGGAAACACCATCACCACGCCGTGGTCGCGTCCGCTGCGGGTCGTCGGGCTGATCTGCCAGGCGTCGCGGAGCGCGATCTGCCCGACATCGCTGCCGCCGGAGGTCGTGCCGCGGCTCCATCGGACTTGCGCGGCGCTGCTCAGGTTGTGGCCGTCTAGGTATAGGGCCCGCGCATTCTTCGCGCTGCCGTGGTCGACGATGATTTTCGTCGAGGCCGCCAGTGCGTCGGTGCTGCGCGCGACTTGCGAATAGTCTCGCGTGCGCACGTTCGTGACCGGCAGCGCGACCGCCCACGACCCGCCGCTGACGGTGGTCGACGTGGTGATCAGGTTCGGATACCCGAGCGCCAGCATGTCAGGCCCCCGGCGCCGTGCGATCCCACAGCGAGATCGTGAGCGTCTGGCCGGTGGTCAGCGCGGTGGCGTTCAGGAACAGATCGCCGGCTGTGTCGCCGAAATAGACGGATGCGCCGCTGCCGACGCCGCTGCCGGTGGTTGCAGCGGATAGAGAAACAGTCGTTGATGTAGTTCCTGCGACCACGGCCCCAGATGGCACGCCGGTGGCTGTGACCGACATGCCGACGCTGATGCCAGTCGTGTCCGCAAAGGTGAGGATGTTGGAGCCTGCCGACGTGCTGGCGCTGGTCGACTTGCTGAAGGCGCGGGTGACGCTGCCCTGCTCATGGCACGTGCTGGCGCCGCTGTCCCATACGCGGTAGTAGCCGGCTGTGCCGTCTGCGGCCACCGTGCCCGTGAACGAGCCCGCCAGCGTGCTTGTGCCGCTGCTCGGCGCGTTCCGCCAATTCGAGGTGGCGTTCGTCAGTTCGACGAGCTGCGTGCCCGTGGCAGATGCCGCGCAGTTCGCTGGCTGCGCGCCGGTGTAGATCCGCACCTTCGGCGACGTGCCGATGGTGTCCTCATACTGCTGCAGCAGGTCGCCTCGCAGCGTGGTGCCGTACTGTCGTGCCATGTCAGGGTCCGTAGGGAACAGTGGGCGGGGTGAAGCTCCCCGTGTAGCGGCTGACGCCCTTCGTCACGCGGATGTCGTCGAGCTTGCAAGTGACGGCCGGCTGCGTCGCGCTGTTGAAGTTGCCTAAGGTGATCGTGCGGTTCGTGGTGCCGTCGTCCACCGTCGTCGCGGTGCCGCTGCCGATGGAGGTTCCCTGCCAGTACAGCGTCCACGTGTAGGGCGAACTCGCGCCCGTGCGCACAAGCGCGAGGTGCCCCTTCGTCGTCGCCGGGATGGCCGTGCCGGTGAAGATCACCGAGCCGCCGACGATGACGCTCGGGGCGCGCGTGCTGCCGTTGAACCAGACCTGAGCCCCGAGGCCGCCGATCTCGAACAAGCGTTCCGAGCTCGGCGTGCCGGTGAGGTAGAGCGTGCACTCGAACGTCACCGCGCCCGTGCCCATGTTGTAGGTGGCGCTGCTCGTGGGTGTGTCGACCTTGCCGAGCGCGCCCGGCACCATGCTGGCCGTGCCGGTGAGCGGCGAAGAGGTCGACGCGGTGATGGTCCCGGAAGACGTGAGCGTGGCCGCCAGCGGCGACGAGTCGAGCCAAGGAGAATCCTGGTCGCAGTGCATCAGCAGCACCACGTTTGACCAGTAGGCATCGTTCAGGACCGTGCCCTGCATCGTGCCGGTGAAGTCGCCGAGCGCGGCCGTCGAGGTGCCGGACTCGGCGCCGCCGCTGGATGCGATGGCACCGTACATCACGCCCGTGAAGTCGCCCAGGCCAGCCACGCGCGCCGCAGGATCGGCCGGCGGGTCGCCGCTGCCCCCCGGATCGCCGCCGCCACCGCCGCCCGTGCCGGTGTAGGAGCCTTTGTCGCCGCCCCAGACCGTGAACGTGATCTTCGGCGAGCGGTTGCCCTTGCCGTCTTTCGCGTCGCAGTCGATCACCATGCCGACGATGCGATGCTTCCGGCCTGCAGAGAGTCCGAAGTAGCGCGTCTGCAGCGTGACGACCTGGTGCAGCTCGAGCGCCAGCAGTTCGGCCGTCATCGGCACGGTGAAGGTGTAGAACCAATGCCGGCCGCCAAACAGCACGAAGAAGCGCTCCAGCCAGATGCGTTGGTCCCCGGAGGTCTCAAAGTACCGCCCATTGAACGAGACATCGAGATGCTCGGCGCCTGGCTCTGCGAGCTTTGTCGTTGCGCTGATCCCAGAAAACGCAGCGAACACTTCCCTCGTTAGATAGTCGCGCATTTCGCTTGTTGCGCCCGTGGCGATCTGGCTTGGCGCCGTGCGCCCAGCCTTGACGGCTACAGACCACCTGGGCACCTCCAAGCCGGCGACCGGAATCCGCTTCAATGCGCCAAGGTCTCCTTCCGTGAATGTGCGCACGCTGGTGCTAGGAACCAACGAAGTTGCAAAGCTCGTGCCGTACAGGTAGCCGTCGTCCTCAGGATCAAGCAGGTAGCCGGCGACAAAACGATCTAGGCGATCAAACCCGAACCAAGCGTGATAGGCCCCGGCAGCATCGTTGAGCACATCCGCGCATGACTGCTCACCGTCAGCCCATTGCGGCCCGATTGAAAGGCTGTCGGCAGTGCTGCCGAGCCGCGATGCGCTGGTGCCTGCGCGCATCGCCACATGAGAGGCCACGAGCGCCGGAATGCCAAACCCCCGCCTCGCATGGTCCGCATCAGTCACAGAGCCATACGCAAAGACGCGCACATCACCGGCAGGCGGCGAGCCAAGCCGAAAGTAGATTGGACCGTTCTTCCAGCCGGCCAAGTAAGCGCTATTGGTGCCAAACAAGTAGCGGACATTGCCCGCGCTTGGGGCTGTGCTGAGCAGCTCGGCTTCGCTTGTGTAGTTCGCCGATCTGGTGATCTTGACGGCGTTGTCGAATACGTCGTAGAACGCAAACGTTCCCCCGCTCGTCAGATAGGCGTCGTGCAATCCGCCCGTCCCGGTGCTCGTCAGAAAGTAGATCTGTTTGACTCGATCTACAAGGATGGGCGTAATGAACCCGGCGTCTCGGTTTACAAACTGCTTCCGCTTTGGCACGGCGCCGGTGCCCTCAAGACCGCCGGTGCCAGCGAACCCGTCGGAGATGATCGGCTGCTCGAGGTCTTGCATGCCATCGCGCAGCCAGATTGTCAGGCCGCCTATGTCGGCTTCGTGCTTGCGCGCATAGGCAATTAGCACTGTTGTGAACGCTGCGGGATACGCTGCGCCGAGTTCGCCCCAGCGCAGCACCACGCGCGATCCGGCGATGCCATAGCCGGCCCAGTCGTCCAGCTCGTTCGACCCCGTGAGGCTCGGCGCCGGGTCGGCCAGGCGGATCACGCCATAGTCGGGCTGTATGGCGCCGCCGAAGCCGTCGCGGCTGAACAGCGTCGTGCGCATCTGGCCGGGGTTGTCCAGGAACGGACGAACGGCCGTATTCGCGGGCGTGTCAGTGGGCCGTGTCGCCCATGCGTCGGTCCCGAACAGGAACGTCAGCGTCGAGCCGTCCGCGCTGACGGTCGGCGTGACTTCAAGGACGAAGGTCTTCATCAGTCCGCCGACGGACGGCCGGAACCGCCCGGCGCCCCGGATTCAAGGGAGACACCATCGATGAGCGCCGCCGTGTTCTCGTTGATGGCCCTCAGTTCGTCGAGTAGCTCGCGGTGCTCGGCGGCTGCCTGCGTGAGGCGGGCCTTCTGGTCTTCGACGAGCGCGGTCAGCTTGTCGATCTGGGCCTGCGCGAGCTTCTTCTGCTCCTCGATCGCCTTGGTGTTCTCGGCCTCCCGCGCGGCCAGGGCTGCATCGATCGCCTGCAGTGCCGCAAGTTCTTCGGCGCTGGTGTCGATCGTGGTCTGATTCAACGCCTGCAGTTCGGCCAGTTGCGCTTCCAGCGGTGCGATCTGCGAGTCGGCACCGCCCGCGCTGATGGCGTCCAGCGCCCCGGTGACCTCGGCGAAGATCGCTGCATACTCGGCGCTGCTGGCGAAGTAGGCCCGCGCCTCGTCGAGGTACGCCCGCGCGTTGCCCTGCAGGTTGCTGACCGCGAAGGCGTCGCCGCCTTGAGCCCGCCGCAGCGTGTCTTCGAACAGCGAGCGCGCGGTGCCGAGCTGGTCGCCGAAGGACAGCGGCGACACGTCGGAGAACCGGAGCGAGTTTGTGAACTGCCCCATCTGCTGCGCCAGTTCGCGCAGGCGCTGGAAGCCGTCGATCTGGCCGCGTAGCGCCGCGATCTGAGCATCGCGGGCCTTCTTCGTGAGTTCGATCTCGACGGAGAGCGAGGCCTCGCGCAGTGCTGCTTCTTCCTTGATGCGCTGCAGGATCGTGCGCTGCAGTTCCTGCGCGACAGACACCGGGTCGGCTGCGGTGCCGAGTTGCCCGAATAGTGCCGACTCCTTCGACTTCAGCGACGCGATGCGCGCCGATGGCGACAGCGTGCGGAGGTAGGTCTCGTCGATCGTGCCGCGCAGTTGCGCGCGGTAGCCCTGGAGCGCCTTCTGGCTGTTCAGCAGGTCGGCGAGCGTCTCCTGCACCGTCTTGCCGATGTTGCCCAGCAGGTTGTCGAAGCCGGCCTGCAGGTTCTCCAGTTCGGCGACGTTGCGCTGATAGGCCTCGGAGACGGTCTCGACGCGGTTGACGACGGACAGATCGCCGAACACCGACTCCAGGTCGCTGATCTTCTTCTGCAAGTCGTCGATCGCGGCGGCGCGTGCGGCCTCTTCGGCGCTGCGAACCAGTCGCTCGAGCGCCACAGCAGCGTCGACCACGACCTGCTTCGCGTCGGTGCTCACGATCGTGAGCTGCACGAACGCGGCGGCCATGTCAAAGATCTGCTGTCGCGACAGACCCAGCAGTTCGTCGGCCGAGAGGTTGCCGCCGATGCCAGACAGGTTGTCGCTGATGCGCTGCGCGCGCTGGCGGCGCAGGGCCTCCGGCGAGAGGAACGACTCCAGGCCGCTGTCGATGGAGCCCTGAAGGCGCTTCTGCTTCTCCAGTTCCGCGGCCTGATCCTTCAGCGCCTGGATCTGGTCATAGAGCGCGCGGTTCGACTCTTCCAGCGCCGCACGCTCGCGGTTGCGGATCTCGACCGTGTTGCCTTGCAGGCGCAGCAGTTCGTCTTCCAGCCGGGACAGTTCGCCTGTGCGCTTGTCCTCGCGCTCCTTCTGCACGCGCGCCAGTTCCTCCGCAGCCGCTGCGCCCGATGTCTGGATGGCATCGAACGCATCCGCAACACCAAGCAGCGCCGCGAACGCCTCGCGCCCGCTGGCCGTGGTCAGATCCTGCGCGTCAACCAGCGCCCGGAAGCCGTCGCGGCTCTTCGGCAACTCAAGGCCGAACTTGCTCAGCGTCTCAGTGATCTGCGCCGTGGCGGCGTCTGCGCGCTCGGCCTCGCTGTAGAACTTCTGGTAGTAGTTCGCCGCGACCTGCGCGAAGTTGCCGGCACCGCCGAACAGGTCCGACAGCGCGAGCGCAGCCTTCCCGCCGTCCACGCTGGTCGCCAGCGCCGACAGCCCGAGCTGCTCGAGCACGCTGTTGATCTGCAGCAGGTTGCCGCCGACGCGCTCGATGACCTGCGCGACGGTCTCGCCGGCCTGGCGGAAGGGCTCGACCTCGTCGGCGAAGGCGCCGAGCAGGGAGTCCGCGAACTGCTGCAGGGCTGCGGTGACGGCCTCGGTGTTCTTGGTGAGGTCGTCGGTAACCTGCACCTTTATGGCGGTCGAGACGTTTGCGAGCTGGTCGACGGGAAGTCCGAGCGCGTCGCCGTACTTCTTCGCGAGTTCGACGAGCTTGGCCGCGCCCGCGTCGAGGCTCTTGTCGAGGTCGCCGGTGATGGCGTCGGTGGTGCTGGAGCGCTTGTCGCTGCGGAAGAGCCCGCCCTTCTCCAGGATGTTCGTCGTGACGCCGCCGGAGAAGTCGCCGCCGCCGCTGATCGTGCCTTCAATGAACTGCGATTCGACCTGCGGGGCCTTGCGGCCGAAGAGGCGATTCACGACACCGCCGATGATGCCGCCGACCGCGGCGCCCAGCGCGGTGCCGATCACCGGGACGATGCTGCCGACGATGCCGCCGACCACTGTGCCGGTGTTGACGGCCGAGTTGCCGCTGTTGCCGCCGAAGGCGCTGTAGCCACCGCTGATGGCCCGGCCTCCGAAGACGCCGACCGCGGCGCCGGCTGCGGCGCTCGCGACGGAGCCGATGGCCGTGCCGGTTCCGCCAGCGCCACCAGCCGTCCCGAATGCGTTGTTCGTCGCCAGGAACCCGTCGAGCCCAGTCGCCGTCGCGTTCGCGATGGTGGTGCCGTAGGCGTTCGCCACGCCCAGGCCCACGGTGCTGAAGCTGGACGCGAAACCCTCGTAGATGGACTTCCCGGCGTTGAACAGGCTTGCGGCCTGGAAGATGGGCTGCCCGTTGGCGCCGATCTGGGTGCCCTGGCCGCCGCCCGTGAACGCCTGCGCCGCCGTCGTGAGCCCGGCCGCGAACGGCGCGAACACCGCCTGAATGATCGGCCGCAACACCGTCGTGCGCATCAGGCTGACAAGGTAGTCGCGGAACGAGCGACCGCCCTCGATCAGCGCATCCGTCAGGCTCTGCGCGATCTGGTCGTTCGTCTTCTTCCACTCGTCGAGCGCGACCTGCGTCTCCACGCGCGTGCGCTCGCGGACCGCGGCCTCGTTGACGAGGCGCGTCTCGCGCTCGCGGTCATCTGGGCCAAGTGCCGTGTTGTCCTGGATCGCGCGGATCTGCTGCCGGCGCTTGATCTCCACGTCGAACAAGGCGAGCTGACGCTCGCGCACGGCGTTGCTCTGCCCGATCAGCGAGGCCTCCAGCGTCGTGCGTTCGGCCGACTCGTCGATCGCCCGCGCGTACTCCCGCACGGCGTTCGCAGCGGCCAAGCGCTGCTGGTCGATCTGCTGGAGGTCGCGGCCTTGCTCGGCGGCCTGCTCTTCCTTCCACGCCAGCACCAGAGACAGAACGGCGAGTTCCTTCTTTCGGATCGCCGCAATCGTGTCGTCGATCGCCTTCTGCTCGATGGCTGCGGCGCGCTGCTCGGCCGCGGCGGCTTGCCCGGCGAGCTGGATCAGTTCGGCGCGGCTGTTCAGCTTGCCGGCCTGCGCGGCGGCCGTTGCCCGGATGTCGCGGGCCTCGTCGCGTGCCGCCTGCGCCTGGATCTGCGCCACGCGCTTGATCAGGTCGATTTCCGACAGAGCGCCCTGCTCGCGCAGCGCCTGCGCGTCCTGCACCTGGCGCGCGACGACTTCCTGGCGCACAGCCGCGGCGGCCTGGATCTTCGCCGTCTGCTCCTGCACCGACAGCCCGTAGGCCTCGGATGCCGCGGTGGCGCGCTTCTGCGCCTCGGTGATGCGATCAAGGCTCAGGCCGGCTTCGGCGCCCTTCTCGGCGATCTTCGCGAGTTGCTCTGCGAGCTTGGCCTGCGGAGACTTCGTCGAGCTTTCGAGGGCGGCGAACTCCTGCCCGGCCAGCGATGCGCGCGATGCGTCGGCCTGCGACTTCGCGAGGTCTGCCGTCGCCTTCGTGGCCTCGTTCGCCTTCGCGATGTAGGCCTCCAGACGCCGGATGTCGGCGTCGAGGAACTGCGCACGAGAGCCACCGCCTTCGCCGATGGCTGCGCGCTCGGCCTTCGCCGCTTCGAGCGACTGGCGCGCGATGGCGACAGCAGCGTCCGCACCCGGCGGGCGGAAGAGACTCGCCGGAGCGTCGACGAGCCCCTTGAACAGATCCTTGACGCCCTTCCATGCCTTCTCGACACCGGAGGCCGAGTCGGCGAGTTCCTTCGCGCGCTCGATGCTGACGCGGGCAAACTCCTGCTGCGCGAGGGACGCCGCCTCGGCCGTCTTGCCCTGCTCTTCCAGGGCCTTGATCTGCTCGAACACCGAGACCGTCAGGAACCGCGTCTGCTCGTTGAGCTTCGCGGCGCCCTGCGTCGGGCTGCGGCCGAGTTCGGCGAAAGCCTTCACCGTCTCCTCGACGGCCGGGCCGCCCTCGCGCTCGAGGCGGATCGCGGCTTCGGCGAGTTGCTGCAGATCCTTCGCGGCCACCCGGCCGGTGGATGCCAGCGCGGCGAGCACCTCGGCCGCCTTGCCCTGCGTGCCGACGCCCGCGGCGATGGCCTGCTGCGCCTGCACGAGGCTGCCCACGGTGGCGCCGGCCGCGTTGCCGGTGAGCACCAGCGCCTGCCGGTAGGCCGTGAGTTCGCTGGTGGCCTTGAACAGGCCCAGGCCGACCACAGCGACAGCCGCCGCAAGGCCGGTCAGCGCCGCGCCCACGGGCGTGATGGAGCCGACCAGTGCCCGCGCGGCGTTGCCGATGCCGCCGAACGAGTCCTTGATCTGCCCGCCCTGCTGCAGAAGCACCAGGAACGGGTTGCTGCCGCCAGCGAGTTGCGTCGCGATGTCGGTGAACTGCGCCGGCAGCTGGCGCAGCGCGGCCGTGGTCTGGCCAGCCGACACACCGAGGCGCGACGTGCCGGCGTTCGCCGCGTCGATCGCCTTGATGTACTTCTCGGCATCGCCTGCAACGCCCAGCTGCGCCGCCCGGTACCGAAGGATCTCGGCCTGCGACTTGCCCTGCAGCGCCACCTGCTCGCGCAGCGACGTGATGAACGATTTCGCCGCGGCTTCGGCGCTCTTCTTCGCCGCCGCGGCCTGCTGCTGGGCCTGCGCCTCTTCGCGCGCGGCTGCCGCAGCCTGTTCCTGCGCCGCGCGCTGGTTTTGCAGTTGCAGCAGCAGCGGCGCAGCAGCGGCGCCGACACCGAGCTGCGCGGCCTTGTACCGGGCGACTTCATCTGCCGACTTGCCGTACAGCGCGATCTGCTCGCGCAGGCCGTTCAGGAAGGCCTGCTGCGAGGCCTGCGCAGCGGCGCGCGCGCGGTTCTCTTCGGCGATCGTGGCTGCGGCTTCACGCTGGGCCTGCGCCTGCGCGACGGTGGCCTTCGCCAGCGCTTCCTGCGCAGCCTTGGCGCTGGCCAGCCGCGCGATCAGCGGGCCATAGACCGACTCGCTGATGCCCTTCTGCTGGGCCTCCCACTTCCGATACTCCTCGCGCGACAGCAGCACCGCCGCGGTCTCGCGCTCGATCGACTGCGTGAAGCGCTTGGATGCGGCTTCGAGCTTCGAGGCGCTGGCCGCGGCACCTTCGCCCACGCCGGACATGGCTGCGCCCGCCTTGCCGGCGGATGCGACTGCAGCGCGCTCGAACGACTCGGCGCGCTTTTCGAGCTTCGAGAGCGTGGCATCGAAGCCGGAGCCGTCCGCCTCGACCGCAAGTACACCGCGGCCGACTACATCACCCGCCATCAGTCGTCCTTCCGGTGCATCTCGTTGAGCGCGGCCGTTTCCAGCACGCGCAGGTCAGCGAACACGTCGTCGCGCTCGTCGGGCGGAACCTTGAGGCGCCGCCAGATCTCCGGCAGCACGCCGTAGTCGAGGCCGGTGGGCCCGCCCATGCCGGTGCGCCACTGCGTGCCCATCGCGAGGAAGACACGCACGGCCAGCCGGTTGTCGTGCCAGACGAAAACCGTGTCGGGCTCGACTTCGGAGGGGTCGAACCCCCAGGCCTGCAGCGCCTTGCGCTTGTCTGCGTCGGGGCCGCGCCAGTAGATGCGCGCCCCGACCTCGGTCAGTTTCCCAGGCGCCCCCGTGCGTGGGCTTCCCGGTACGCCGCCCCGATGGCGCCGCCGGCAGCGTGGTAGCGGTCGCAGAGCTTGGTCAGGTTCTCGGCGTTGAACTCATGCGGCAGGTTCCAGCCCTTCGCGATCTGGAGGATGGCCTCCACGTCGCTCGCGGTCTGCCGCTTGGCCGATTCGATGACCTCGGCCGGCTTGGCGAAGGGCATGTCCTCGGTGACGGGTTCGGCGGCCTGCTTGGCTGCCGACCACTCCTGTTGCGCACGTTCGATGATGGCGGCGTGGTGCGCGGCCATCTCGGCGCGCGTGCGCGCGATGAACTGGAACTCCACGTCGATCTCGCCGCGCGGGGTCGGGATCTTGACGGTCCAGGGGAAGGTCGCCGGCTCGATCGAGTCGAGGTCGATCTTCGGCTTGCTGTTCGTTGCCACGAGTGTTGTCCTTGTTGGTCAAAAGAGCCGGCGAGACCGAAGCCCCGCCGGCTGAAGCCCGGCGCCCAACCCAGGAGACCCGCACGGCGCCGGGAGTGGCACCTGCGCGGTCAGTAGCTGATCGTGCGGCCCAGCGCGACGAAGGTCGCCGCCGCACGGTCGACCTGGCCGGCGGCCTGCAGCGGGGCCTCGCCCATCTGGAAGTAGCCATAGGCGTAGGTGGCGGCGCCCGAGCCCTTCACGGACTTGTAGGCCACGAGGGTCGTGTCGCGGCTGATGCTGACGAGGGTCGACCAGTTTGCTTGCGCGGTGTCCCACGCGATCTCGAACTCGATCGCCATCGCCTCGAAGCCGTCCGGCAGCTTGATGCCCTGCAGCGCCTTGATCGTGCGCACGTCGATGAAGCGCGCACGGCCGCCGTTCGGGTTGATCGACAGCACCTGCGGGATCTCGACCCAGCTCGAGATCTTGTAGGCCGAACCCGTGCCGCTGCCGGCGGCGAAGTTGTTGGTGTTGGTGCTGTTCAGGCCGGTGAAGCTGAACGTGTCCGTGGTGAGCTGGTCGGCACGGAACACGGAGTTGTTCGCGAGTTCCCAGCCCGAGGCGAACAGGATCTCATCGTTGTCCGAGTAGCCGTGCGACGTGCTGGTGGCAACCGCCGGATTGGCGTTGGTCACAGCGGTGACGGTCTTCGCCGAGGCGAAGGTGCTGCTCAGGTAGTACGAGGTTCCGACAGGAGACGACATGGCCATGGTGAGGGCC